CAGGTCAGACTTGAACTGACGATAACCGAATTATGAGTTCGGGGCCTTAACCAACTTGGCTACTGTTGCGAATAGCCTATTGTATTGTGCCATCATCATTCTTGTCAATGGTAACTTCAACTAATTGTTGTACATAATCAGAGAAGTGTTTTCTAATACTTCCAGGTGGTCTAGATCCAGAAGCCTTCCATATTCTTTTATATTCCACTACATTTGAGAATGTTGTGGGGCAGAGCATAGTACCATTATACTCCTTTAGGGTTGTAGGAAGTGGCACATGTTTACCACAGCATTTACATTCCTTAGCTTTATCTTGATATATACTCATACTATTTCCATTCCTTCTATTACGTCTGCTAAATGTTTAGGCATAGGGGGAGGATCAATTACATTCATTCTTCTACCATACTCTGGCTCATTATCTCGCTTTAAGCTATCGTAGGTATGAACTTCTATTTCTCCTATACTATTTGTCTTTGTTCGACTAATGGCATTATAAATAGATCCACATACAGCATCTGCCAAGTCTTTAGATCCTTTACGTGGGTGATCAACTCTGTCTCTCATAATTTTTAATTGAAGCAATTCATCAATTAGCAAAGGTATGTGTGGACCAGTTAATCTTTCCTCTAATACCACCATAGCCATATCGTCATAGTGTTTCTTTGCTACGGATAATGTTTCTGTATTGATTCCGTATTGCTTTAATTGCTGCATCATATCGTGAGAATTCCATCGGTCAAATGTACACACACGAATATTAAATCCAGCAGACCTTAAACTTAATATGTAATCTTTAACTTCAGTAAAGTCTACAGACTTATCTGCAGTAGGAGTCCAAAATCTTACTGCATCTACTTCGACAATTGGTGCAGCCTGAGAGTATGAATCTGTAACTTTTACGTTAACCCATTTATTAACATGGGACATAGCGACTGCACAATGATCATGTTTTTGTGCTAAGTCTACGTGCAAGAAATATTCTTTATCTGGATCTGGAGCAAACCATGGTTCTAGTCTGCCAAATCCGTCTACTGCCAATGCCATATTACTAAATGCTTTTTCAATCTTTTCTCTAGACTTAAAGAATGCATCTACTGCTTCTGGTGGCATGCAAGCAAAACGTGAGAGGGCATCTGGCATATTTTTATAAAACTCTACTTTAAAATTTTCAATTGTTTTTGTTGGATTAATTTCCCATGTTGGACGTTTAAGAGCATATGTCTTAGGGATTGTATATGAGATGATATGATCTTCTTCCCATTCTACTGTTATTTCATTTCCTTCCGTCCCGTCTGGTAAATTATCATCCATCTTCATTGTCTTGCTTCTAATAATAGTTTCTTTCTCCGCCACCACAGAGTCATAGAATTTCTGAATAGGGTCATTCTTAAAGCGGGGAAATGAAAGCAGAATAACCTTGCCGTAGTCTGGGAAACGAGATACAACAGATCCACGATACATATCATATATAGCATCTGCCGTTTTAGCTTGGTCATGCCCAGTAGTATTTTCTGTAGCAAAGCCTGAGATTTCGTCTAGGATAACTGCAATTACGTTATAACCTTCAAATGCTTCACGCTCAGAGTGACCTGAATATACGTTGACATTCTTATTGAATCTAACTTCAGAAGCTTTTGGATCATACTTTCCAATAAACCATGGAGACCTATCTATACGTGTCTTAAATCCCTTAAAGAAAACATTGTTGGCCTGCTGTGCGTTAACAGCAATATTAATAATATCAATTGTATCTCCAGGTGGTTTACCATAATAGGTTGCTGGATCTTTTAAGCATAATAGTAAATATACTATATATGATACTGAGATAGTGGAACAATAATCTTTACCGCTACCCTTGCCTAATTGTGCAATAACTTCATTGCATGTTTGTTTAAATCTGCGCTGACCTTCTTCTTCACCGAATAATTTAATTAGCGTAGACTCTTTATAGATCTGAGAAGATTTTTCAATTAAGGTATATTGATTATCTGAAAGCGGTGGTAATCCAAGGTAGTCTGGACTTGTTACAAATGTCTGTAGATCGACTGGCCTCTCATCAAATTCTTCGCCATCGAGTATATCAATCAGATCATTGAAATTAAGATCCACTTACCTGCTCTGCATCTATTACGACTGGTTCAACTATTCCAGTAATTTGAGATAGTCGTTTTGCAACCTCCATTTTACACTTAGGACAGGTTGCAGTTACTTCTTTTAAAATCTTGACAAGGATATCTTGCTTCCGTTCTGTCTCCGCCAATTGCGTAGCAAGTTCTGCGTTATCCAATAAGCCAACTTCTTGCAGCATGCCTATACGCTTGCCTTCAATATCTGCAATTAGCTTCAAGGCTGTAGCCTTTACATTTAATTGACCTGCGCCGTCTGCGTCTTCTACGGTCTTCCAGGCCTCTTTAATGAGCATGGCATAGTGTTGATCTGCTCCTGAGATGGCTTCCTTAGCCCTCTCACGGGCTCCAGAATCGCTTCTAACGACCTGTTTCCACTCTTCTATGTACTCTAAGACCTCTGCCCGTTTAAAGCCCGTTAGGGCGGCAATTTGGGTGGGATTGTTACCCTTAAGTAGTTCTGAGACTACCTTATTCATGCGATCATAATGATCTGCTAATTCAATGTCCATATATAGATATTATACCATCTTAGTTGACTAAGATTGATCTGATTTCGATTTAGCTATTTTAAGCAGGACTAAATATCCAATTAAATCGTCAATATCATTATCCCCTGGATATTCTGTACCCTTCATAAGCCTATTTAATTTATCATCAATACGGACATGAAGTTGTTCTCTTGGTCCCGCCTTTGAAAATATACGCACAGGGTCAAGAGCTGAGTTGCCGTAGGCAATATTCTTTTTAACCAACATGTGTGCAATCTCATGGCAGGTAGCCCAAATTTCTTTACCTGCTTCTGTGCCTACCGTTAGTAAATATAAGTCCTGACACTCAAAGTTTTTTGAGTCTGGAAATACTGGTTCTAACATTACCGCCTCCGTAAAACTGCAATAAAATGATCATTAATAGGATTATTTGGATCTTTTACATATTCAATAGTCTCTATATTAAAATATTTTTCTACTATTGTCAATACCTCTGTTTCAGAATGATCTATCCATGTTCTGCTATGTAAAACTAATTTATCAGTATTTAATTCAGATAAATACTGATTTAATTCATCGTCATCAATGTGCTGAAATACTAAACTGGCTAACACTGTATCAAATGGGATTTCCTTTATCTTTTCCCATTCTGATGTATATGTAATATTAGAAGCTTTATTTTCATCTGGCACAAGTTTTATCATACTTGGAAGGTCGTAGGCAATAACTTTAGCGTAACTTTCTGATAAAGCTTTAGAATTTCTTCCAACCCCGCATCCAAAATCTAAAACATATTGCCAATTATGTGGCTTAATTCCAGCAGCAAGATCTATGACCTCGCTATAAACTGGCATGTCTTTAAGCTCTCCAATATAACCAGTTAGTATTAAGTCACCAGCATTATCTTTGTTAGCGTTTAACCAAATGTCTTTACTCATCTTTTTTTAATCAACCCAAATTTTTCTAAATGCCTCTGAATAGTCATAGCAGAGACCTTGCACTCTTCCGCAATTTCTGTTACAGTTTTCTTTTGTACCACATATCTACGGTACAACCACGTTTGACTTTCATATAATTTCATCGTTCTGTTAACACCGTATTTGAATAATGAGCAATGCCGAATGCATCTGCTACATCGAAATCGTCTAGTTCTAGTCCATATTTTTTATTGAAGTAATCCACAGTTCTTTGTTTTCTAATTTGACGCATCTTGTTTTTGTACCAAGAATCAGCGTATCCTGGATTTTCAAACCTAAGTTTGTCCTTCTCCATCTTTGTTGGGTTTTTATTTCCAATATATGCCTGCCAAGATGTAGGAGATATAGTAATAACACTAGCGCCAGTAGACATAAGCTCAGCAATGACAACACCATAGACATAGGATAATTTTATCACGGCATCAGGGGATCTGACAAGGACTGCCCCCTCTACTGCAATATAATCAGACTTTAATTCATCCAGCATTGCATGCATCTTTATTTTAGCGTCATATATCTTTTCATATATATCTGCTCCTGTAAATTCTATTTTTCCCCACTTCAATGGCTTATCATTTTCCATAAGACAAAATGCAACGGAGTTAGTAGAAGCGTCTATACCTAATACACGACTTGCTTTAGTCTTAACTAGTTCAGCTAATCTCACTTATTAACCCCAATAACTTCTTTCTATTCTGCTCATTACGAGCCTTCGTGCATGACGAACATAAACTAGATTCATTATATCTACTTAACTGTGCTCCGCATTTATTACATCCACGCTTAGCCCCATTTCGAATAGCCTTCTTCTCATAATATTTTTCCATGATCCGCCTATTTGTAGCAACACGGCAGCATTCATCATTACAGTATTTTTGATTATGAGTCTTGGGCTCAAACTCTTTAGCGCATTCTTTATTAGCGCATATCATAACTTAGGAACCTCATAGGCTTCTATTTGAATCGTACCTGTCTCTCCCGCCCAACATTCTTTCTTGATAGGGCAACCCTTACAGGCATAACTAGTTTTAAGAAATGGTCGCATAGGGAGATCGCCTTCTTTAAAGTTATCCCAAACTTCGCATAACCATATAAATAGTTCATCTATAATCTTTTTATTCTTAGCAGTCATCTGTATTGGAATAAGCAAGATCTCCTGAGTATTCTTATTTTCATATAGAAAGAAAGCCTCTTTAGCATTACGCAACTTCATATAAGTTAAAAGTTGTAGCATATGGTTAGCAGAAGGATTCATCTCTGCCTGTCTTGTATCCCATACTTCTTGCTTTGCGGTTTTAATTTCTCCAATTACTTCTTCATCATCCCAATTAATTACAAGGTCAATGAAGCCACGGATCGGTGGATACTCATTAGTAATTTCTATTTCTGTCTGTACTGACTTCATAGAGTTAGTTTTAAATAGATCAGAAGACTGACCAGCAATTAACTTTTGCAATCGATCATGAGCCTGTGTTCCATATGCCATATTAGCAACAGCAGTAGCATCATTATTATCAACAAAATGTGCACCGCTAAAGGCCATATACCAATATCGTGGACAATTTCCATTGCCATAGCCTAGGCTACTTGGACTAAATGATTTTTTAGTCATATCGCCATCTGGCCTCTTAGTTGCCATATAGGCATCATCGAGCATCTGGGCAAACTCTGCTACATTAAATTTGCCTTCATATTTTTTAAATTTTAGGTTCTTTACTATATCTCTAGCCATTATAACGAACGACATACTTGAGGGCATCCACAAGTTTATCTATCGACTCCTTTGCTGAATAATATACATTCTTCTTATTATTGTTTACT